ACTTGCCACTCACCGTCGTACATTGATACAAAGAATTTATTGATTCCTGCGTCGAGTAGTTCAAGTGTCTTATCGTAAGTAAGCCTATCACCATTTGTTACCATGTGTATATTTTCTTGCCATGGCATGTGCTTTTTAAGCAGTTGTATACTTTCAGTTAGATGCTTGTATAATAAACTTTCGCCAAAGCCGCAATACAACAGTCTATTCTTATAATGACTGTTGGCAAGTTCTTTGCCTATTTTGTCAATTAACTTTAAATCCATGTGTAAGTTTAGATTTGGATATCCGTGAGCTCTTGGACAGAACTCGCAAGTTAAGTTACATAGTTCTGTAGTCATTAAGTCAATTAACATTAACGAACTAAACGGATCTTCATCATGCATCCTATCTTCCATAGGATCATACATTGACTCTCTATCTTTTGCAATATAGTTTGTGCTTTTCATCTCTGGCATATTGTTATTTAATCCAAGCTATCCTTTTACCAGCATCCTTACGGCGCTGATGTTCTTCGTGTGACCCTGGATATCTCCAAGCCCATATAGCAACAAGGGCCATAAAGCCTCCGCTCCATAGTACAGCTTTCATATTACCTGTGCTGAACCATATGAACGCAACACTTGTTGTCATTGTAATTATCATAAAGTATTTGAACTTAGTAGGGAAGACACGCTTCTCTGACCATCCACGCAGGAAAGGTCCAAACAGTTTATGATTCATTATGTAATTATGCATACGATCGCTTGACTTTGCGAAACAGTATGCCGCGCCTACTGCTGGTGTACTCCAGGGCAATCCTGGTAAGTATATTCCAACAAACGCAACTCCCAGTAGTACACAGCCTAGGCTGAACCACAATGCTTTTCTTATATTTAAATTTGGTATTCGCATTTGGGATACTCCTTTTCTAGTTTTTATTCATTAGTTGTGCTTCAATAATTCTTTCTCGTAAGTCAACTGCTAACACTTGATGTGTACTTTCTGCAGGGTGACTTCCATCTAGTGCCTTGTCGCCAGCATCTAAAAGTTGTGTGTAATCTCGCAATAGTCTTATGTTATATATGTCTAAAAATTCAGGCGGGCATGTGTTGCCTACTGCAATGTTGAATACATTGTTTGTAAACTGTTTAGCATATGTGTTACCAAAGTTCATCCATACTGCATTCTCGTGCATTAAGTCAACTCCGTCCGGATCAGCAAATGCTCTAAATTTAAGCCATGCTTTAGATGCCTTTACTTTTGCTCGTGAATGAGACCCTGGAGAATGGTTAGCATGAAGGTAAAGTTCTTCACCCCATGTATCAGTAAAACATGCAGATCTTAATTTCCAAGTCCATGCAAAAATAACAGCGTCATCTGGAGTAATTGGATCGTAACCTAATTCTTTTAGCCTAGTTATACTGTAACCAATACGTTTGTTTGATGCCGCTGGCATTGATAAGTTTATTACTTTGCTTTTAAACATCTTAGCAAGTTTATTAGGGTATCCTTTTTTACTTGGACCTTTAGAGTAATCTACCTTACCAGTCGGATACGATATATCACTTAACCCATGGCCGTAGGTATTGCTACAGCCGCAGAAGATTATTCTTTTAAACACTCAGCTACTGCCTTTACACATTCACTAATCATTGCATCAGTGTGCTTTGGTGTAGGAGCGAAACGTAGTCGTTCTTGTCCTACAGCCACCGTTGGATAATTAATTGGTTGAACATAAATTCCATAATCATTTAGAAGTTTATCACTAATTGCTTTACATTTTACAGCATCACGTATCATTACAGGAATAATATGTGTTGTTGTTGTTTCAGCAACTTCGACACCATTTGCTTCAAAGCCTTTTTTAAGACGCTTTGCTTGACGTTGGTGTTGTTCCCTAAGTTCATTGTGGTCTTTAAGATATTTTATACTAGCCAATGCTCCAGCACAAGTGACTGGAGACATTGACGTAGTAAAAATAAAGCCTGAAGCAACAGAGCGGACAGCATCTATGATGACAGCATCCCCTGCTATATATCCGCCCTGTACTCCATAAGCCTTGCCTAACGTTCCGTTGATTATATCAACTCGATCTTCCCCTATCTGTTCGCAGATACCTGCGCCAGTGTTTCCGTACAGCCCAACGGCATGTACTTCGTCTATATAGGTCATCGCACCGTAACGTTCAGCTAAATCGCAAATGTCTTTGATAAGTCCTACATCCCCATCCATGCTATACACGGATTCAAATACTATGCATGGAGTACCTGAACACTGTTTTAACTTATCTTCAAGATCCTCTATATCGTTGTGCTTCCAAACTAATTTGTCGGCACCACTGTGACGTATACCTTGTATAAGGCTTGCGTGATTCATGCTATCACTTAAAAACACAATGTCGGAAACGATTTGTTTAAGAGAAACTAACGTCCACTCATTTGCTACATATGCAGACGTATAAAGTAAAGCTGACTCCTTGTTATGTAACTTAGCCAGCTCGTGTTCTAATGCAACGTGATAGTGTGAAGTACCACCAATATTACGAGTACCACCACTGCCTGCACCAGTTTGATCTAGTGCAGTGTGCATTGCATCTATGACAACTTTGTTTTCCCCCATTCCAAGGTAATCATTGCTACACCAATTTACAATCTCTTTGATTGCATACTTACCGTACCAAATCGCTTTAGGAAACTTTCCGCGCTCTCTGAGAATATCATTGAACACACGGTACTTGCCTTCCTGTTTTAGATCGTTAATTTTATCTTGAAAAGGTTTTTTGGTTATCATATTCTTATTTATCTACGTATATAATTGGTTAAATATTTGTATGATACCATTAGTTAATCCAGATTTAAACGGTCAATATATTTTCGTAGTTGAAAATGTATTTCCAAACGAGCATTTAGAATTTTTAAAAAACTATTTTACAGCTGATAAACTAGAGTCAGCTAAAACACAAAGTAACATTGCAGACGATGATGAAGTACGAAAAACAGATATTGCTTGGTTAGATATAAATGACGAAGCAACACATTCTATATATGAGTTACTAAACAATCTTGTTAAGTATGCAAATGATCAACACTACCATTGGAATCTACAACATTTAGAGACTGTACAGTACGGAGAGTACGGTGTTGGAGGACATTATAAAGTTCACACAGACACAGGATTACATAATCCAATGGGAAGCAATAGAAAACTTAGTTTTAGTATTTTGTTGAATGATAATTATGAAGGCGGCGAATTAAATATACCAGGCAGTCCAGGACAACCCGATAGTTTTGTGCCGCAAGCAAATTCAGCAGTGTTCTTTCCTAGTTCTATGCCTCATTGTGTCAAGCCAGTAACAAAAGGAGTGCGCAAAAGTTTAGTTGGTTGGGTACACGGACCAAACTTTGTATAAATATTATTATGAGAACAACAGATATTATAAGAGCAGTATTAGATGTACTTGACAAAGCTGAAGAGCCTAAAGCTGAAGTATTGCCGGCACCGGAACAAGGTGAGCCTGAGGCAAGTCGTTTTAAACAGATCTTTGCAATGTTAAGTAATCCTAGTAAAGGACCATTAGGCAACAGCCCAAACGAAGTAGTTGCAGATGTCGATGCAGTTACAACACTTGCAGGCGGCGGAGTAAACGGTCCGAAAGATCCAGCTGATATAAGAGTTAAAGATCCAAGGGGGTTTGAATAATGCCAACTAAACGTGAAAGACAAGATGCAAAACTAACACAGGCTAACGCAGACAGAGCGGCTCGCAATGTTATACAACCAGGACGCTATGCAGATGTTACAGCAGACGCAACTCAACTACCTACACGTTATGCAGTTGGTGATAACGATACCAACAACGTGGTTGACAATCCTAACACTGGCGGCCTTAAACTAGGCAGACCTTGGGCTAGTTAATGGCTAATAGAAAACATTACAATCTAAGACAAATGGTAGCCTCAGGCTACAATAGTAATGATCACAGTTACATCCACAAGTTTGGACAGATTGCCGAAGCCGCTTCCGATCAATTTGGCACAGTATGGGATGTTGACGATACAGTTTATCCGTGGGCAAGTTTTGACACAGCAGGTACACTCAGTGTTGTAAGCGATAGCACTGATGATGTAAACAGCACAGGAACAGGTGCTTTTAATATTGTAATAGAAGGACTGGACAACGATTATAATGTTGTATCAGAAACAATCTTGATTAATGGTGTCACACCAGTAGCAGGCACAGTCAGTTTCAAAAGAGTATATCGTGCTTATGTAGGTGCCGCAGGAAGCACAGGCAATAATGTTGGAAAACTATCAGTATCAAAAGGCGGTGTAGTGGTATTGTGTATCCGACCTCAACTGAATCAAACACTAATGGCTATCTATACCATAACTGCAGTCAAAACAGGATATCTTTATCAAGTAACCAGTACA